TTACTTCATTAAAGTTTTCGTCAAGTTGGAAGTCAACAAATAAATCAAACGCGCCGAGGTACTTATTAATTAGTTTGTTCATAACAGGAATGTATTGACGAATGATCTTTGCTTTAATACCACCATCTCTTAACATTGTTTGGACAACGCTAATTACTTCTTTTTGATTAAACAAATCCTGCTGTTTTATTTCAAATTCTTTTAATTTTGTACTTAACTCTTCGAGCTTTGATGTATCAACTGCTTCAACCTGTTCTTCAGCTTTTGTTAATTCATTCTTATATGATTTCAAAGCATTCATAGATACCTTAATAGTTGCACGATGGTCGCCAATAGTCAAATTAAGTTCAGAAATCTGATCCTCAACGTTTGATATTTCTTCAACTCGCGTTTCGTAGCTTGTTATCTTTTCCAATAACTGTTCAAGACCGCCGTCAAGTTCGCCAATCTTTTTACCTTTATCGGTAATAATAGTTTCTTTGAAATCGTGTTCAATACCCTGTTTACATGTTGGGCAGTTATCGTGATTGTTATAAAAAGAAAGCTCATCATGATGGCTACGAAGTTTAATAGCTAATTCTTGTTTTAATTTCTTTGCTTTGTCAATCTTTGATTTGACTGATTGCTTATCTGTAATAGTTTTAACCAGTTCTTCAATATTTGTTTGAAGCTGCTCTATTGCTTCTTTTTCTTCTTCGACCTTAACTAAATGGCCTGACATTTTTTCACGTACTTTTTCAACTTCATCTTCACGGATCTTACGGATTGAAGCGTTGTGCTCCTTTGCAGAATCAAGCTTTTGCTCTGTAAGATCCATTTGGTAACCAGTTTCAGCAATATTATCTTTATTAATTGATACACGATCTTTTAGCAAAGTATTCATTGTACTAAAGACTTGAATATCTAACAAATCTTCGATAATATCGCGACGTGTATGAGCAGGCAACTCCATAAACGGAACATAGGTTGCACTACCTAATACTACAATTTGATTAAATGATTTATAATTTAAGTTGAGAATGTTTTGCTCAAGATACGATTGGTAATCTCGAGACGCAGCGTCCTGATTTATGACTTCACCATTTTTCCATATTTCAAAGACGACGGGCTTAATGCCACGGCGAACCATATATTTGTTTTGACCAATTTGAAACTCTATTTCAACAAGAGTGTCTCGACCATTAATACTGTTAATAAGTTGGTTCTTATTAATTTTACGAAATGCTTTACCGTATAAACCAAAAACGATAGCGTCCAACAATGTTGACTTACCGCTACCATTTGTACCGCTGATTAAAGTTGTTCTGTTATTATTAAGCGGGATTGTTGTCCAAGAATTACCAGACGACAGTAAATTTTTATAACGAACAGTTTTAAATTCAATCTTCATGCAACCTGCTGTGCCTCAATATATAAATCATCAATTAACATTTTAATATCTTTCCTATCAACCTTCGTGTCAAGAGAGTCAATATAACTATGTAGGATTTCTTTTGTATCGTTTGTTTCATCAAGGATATCTTCAACCCCTTCTGACTCTAAATTAAGACTGTCCTCAATAGCTTTAACATCAGCAGCGCCTGCGTCAGTTAATTTATTAATGAACAAGTCATATATGTATGGATTGGAACGTTCTTTCACAATCACTTTAATATATGCATCTTTGATATTATCAGTATCCAAGGATGCAATTTCTTCAATAGTCATATCAGTATCGTCGTAGTCTATCTTATGATAGATTTGAAACGGATTTAAGATCCATTCCAATTCACGGGTTTCAGTATCAAGTATACGGAAACCACGACGCCCTTCGTAATCGGACCAAGTCATTTCATACGGAGCGCCAAGGTACTTAATATTGCCATACTCTGAAGGATGGTGAAAGTGTCCTGAGTAAACTTGCTCAAAATGAGTGAACACATCTTTCTGTAAACCGTGGTCGTTAATTGCGCCTTTCAACATTTCAAAACCTTGAATAGCAAAGTGGCCCATACAAATGTTTGCAGTTGAGTTTTTTATTGCCGTAAGACTTGTTTCCATATTATCTTTTGTAAGCCATGGAACCATAATAACACTAGTTGACCCAAATGTCAACTCAATTGGATTGTCTTGATAAATGTTGAAGTTTGAATACTCTTGAAGCAATAGGTTCATCGAGTTAACTTCGTTGGTGTTTGTATAATATACAGAATGATTTCCAACGATTGCATGATATTCAATGTTGCGATTTGATAATTGGTCAAAGAACATTTTCTTAGCTCTTGCAAGTGTAACATAATTGACATACTTGCGGCGGTCAAACGTATCACCAAGATCTAGAACAATCTTAATATCATGTTTATCTAAATACGGAAAAAATATTTCGCTGAAAAACTTTTCTTGATGATCCAAGAATACTTTAGAGTCACCTCGTACACCGAGATGCATATCTGTAATAATTGCTATTTTCATTACCAAAATCCTAACGTTTTACCATTGCCACCTATAATCATAAAGCAAGTAACAATATGTAGTACTATCCAAAATGTTCTAAACCAAAGAGCCTTCATAACATCCTTTTGAGTAATCGGAAGGTTTTCAGGTTTATCATTATCATTTAATCCTATAGGCATTCCAACAGTTCTTGCCCAGAGTTTAAACCATTTGCGCTGACCGCTCATAAATTACCTTTATTATAGATTAACCATACTATAAACACAAAAACACTGGATGTCAATAGAAATAAGAATATTCCTGCTGTCCACTCTATACATTTTTCTTTAAATTCCTGCGCAGCATATACTGCTTCCTTTTGATCTTGTTTAATTTGATTTTCAATTCTAAGGATTTCTTGCCAAGCTGATGGACCGTAATTCGATGATATAAAACTACGGAGTTCATCTCTCATATTTTCAACCTTTTTCTTTTCAGCCCAAATTTGAACAGCGTCTGCTTTAGATTTGCTACCAAGAGCTTTGTACCATTTTGGTTTTTCAGTCTTGTCTGCGGCATAATTAAAATCAGATATAGCTTTTGACCATTGGCCGAGTTGACCTGCCATGTCTTGAATGTCGCGACCAACAGAAACTGCTTTTTTGATTCCGTTGAACGCTGCAGTTGCTGCAGCAACCGCTGTAAATGGATCTACCATATGATAACCTTTCTAGATCAAACATTTTGTATATCATATGGTAATTAATATAAGTCAAGTTTTGAAAAAATTATTTATTCTCCAATACTATTTTTTCTTCTCTTTATCACGAGTTAATTTGTCTTCAAAGTCTTGAACAAATGCATTCATATAATCAGCATTAGTATTTAAATTGAGAACCACTTCGTCGCCAGCGTACGTTCCGCCAGTTGCAATCATACTTTGTGAAGATTTAAAACGAATATACATTTGCTTCTTTTCTTTTTGAATGCGCCGTAAAAACGCGTACCAAATGATTTGCGTAAAGTATGCAAATGGATTCTGCGATTTTTCAGGATTAAAGTTATTGATATATTGTAGGCAATTTTCAATGCCGTCTGATATCATATCTTCTTTGTACGAATAACCACTGAAGTTTGGTTTTGTCGCGAGTCTTGTTGCGATTTGATAAATGCATTTGCCAATGTAATCAGGTACGCGTGGTACTATTTCACCTTGGTCTTCTGCTTCGACACAATCTTTTTTGTAATTGATTAACGCTTCTAGCAGATCTTTGTTGTTTACGTAATTCCGTTTGCGAGGTTTCGCCATGGACGGTGTCCTCCTTTATTGTGGTTATATTAATATAGTATTCTAAAAATACTAATATGTCAACTACTTTTTTCTAACATCGCGTGCTGATACAAAAGATGGTTCTTCTGGATCTCGCAGCTCATATACAAAAAATTCGTTAAGTAATTCTATCCATTGATCTTTTTTGATACGATTAAGAAAAAATCCTTTGTAATGCTCTCGGTGTTCTACACCCCAAGTATCATCTTCGTAATGGTCAAATGTAGGCGGTATTTGTTTTTTATGATCTGAAAGGTCAATATGTATTCCGCCTGAGCCTTCATCGTCTATCTTATTATACATCCCAACAAGAGTATCAAATACTTCGCCCTCAGGTATATGTTCTAAAACGGAATCACACCTGAACTGTTCTGCCATAATGTAAGAAGGCATATCGTTTCTGATATCATCAATCACATATATATCATGTAAACGAAACGAATATTCATGTTTCTTTATCCAAACGTTTTTAGCCGTTTGAGTATATCCTGCTACAAGTAAATCTATAAATTGTTTTGACGCGTTGTGCTTAATCGGCCTACGATCTATTCCAACATACGGAACATCTTTTGGAACTGGCCAATAAGTTTGCTTATGTTGAAATTGGCTAAGATCGTAACCGCAACCAAAGTCTATAAACATTTTTTTTCCTTTTTATGAAAATATTGGTTGACATACTCTGGATACTGTGTATAATAGACTTATGTCTCTATAAATAATAATTAGATGTTAACTGTATATATCTTATATGGGAATTGTTCAGAACCATAAATCTCAATACGTTTACGGAAATGTTTGAGAGTATAGTTTTCAAACGATCCTACTGATAGGTCGTCAGTAATATCATACAACGTAGCTTTATCTGCGTCGTTACCTTTCCTAAGAGTCCGTCCGATTGATTGAAGTACTTTGATTTCAGATTTAGAACCAGACGCAAAGATTACGTTATCCAATTTCTTAAGGTTAACACCAGTTGAGAATACACCATACGATGCAAGAATGTCATGTTGCTTAATTGGATCATTTTCAATCATATGACGAATACGTTCACGTTCTTCACCTTTTGTTGCGCCATATATAAAATGTAGTTGACGATCGTCTCTCCGAAGGAGTGGCTCTAATATCTTACCATGTTTTTCAACCAAATCAAACAACACTAAGTTATTTTGATTTTTAAGAGACCATAACAAGTTGCGAATGAATATGTTTCTTTTTTCGTTATTAACAATAAACTCTCTTTCAGCTGGGTACTTTTTCTGAGTTTCTTTAACTTGTTTAAAAGCGTCTTTAAACTTTTTACGTGTTTCGTTATTATGAGAAAGAACAATTGCTTTGATGTTGAAATCTGCAACTGTTCCGCTTTCAATTAAATCCTTAGTATTAACAAAGCGACGAACAGGACCAAAGCAACCTTCAAGAACAAGTTGGTGTGTTTTGCTTTCCTCAGTTTTTAGTGTACCTGTAAATCCATGTCGGTAATAACATTCGTCTAAACCTTCCATGATTTTTTGCAAAGACTTAGCTTGGAACAAGTGAGCTTCGTCTCCTAATGCAACTTTAAATTGAGAGAACCAATCCTTTGGCTGTTTAATTAGTGATTGCCAAGTACTTATAACAATAGGAGCTGAAGTATTCTTATCGACACCTCCTTGTATTTTATAAATCAAACTAGGATCGCAACCATAGTCTTCGAAGTCACCGGCCATCTGATGAACAAGACCAATTGTAGGAACAATGATTAAGGTTCTATGACCATAAGTTTCATAATAATGTTGTTGCATAAGATAAATGATTAATGATTTACCTGATGAAGTTGGCGATAACGATAATGATCTGCGATCTCGTAACGCGCTAACAATATAATCGTTTTGATAATCTCGAGGCTCGAATTTACAGTTTATATCTTTAGCAATTTGATAACCATAATCATCAGGAATATCATCACCGTGTATAAGATCGTCGTCAGCATTAATAGTATAACCTCTGTCTTCACAGAATTTAATTAGGTGTTTCATCAAACCGACGTAAAGCGTTGGCCGCATAGGTTGATATAAGCGGATCCAACCATCCCACATACGATTTTTGTATGCAGGAGTAAATTGATAATTATTTGGTCTAAATGAAAAGAATTGCTGAATCTCTTGACGAGTTCCAGGATCTGCGGTTACTTTCAAATAAACAGCATTAATCTGTTCAACATTTACAACGTCAGTCATATAATCCTATACTTCAATATCTACGAATTCACCTTCAGTAACAGCAGGTAAAATCTTATCTCCATTTGGAGCATATCGCAATACCGCTTGTTGTCTGAGTATATTTATCTCTTCTATCCGCTCTTCGATTTCCTTAACTCGATGGCTAGCAATCTCAGCTCGAGTGGCAGCTTCAACAACACGAACACGTTCTTTTTCCAAAGGCGGTAAAATGTTTTCGCTATTAGGATACACTATCGGATGCCCATACACGTTATTAATTTCTGTCATTAGTATTCTCCAGCTTGAAATTTCATAATGTCAATTATATTTTTGATAATGAAATTGCGGCTATGTATTGTCTTAACGATATCTTCCAGGTAGTTTGCTCGTACCGAATGATAATCTATTTTAAGACTTAAGTTTATAACATCTTTATCGCTCTGAATATATTTATCCATATCTTGGCGAATAACTTTTTTCTGAAATGGTCGCCATCCGCGGTCATGTAGATCTTCTTCTGCCATGGATCCATCAATCCATTCGCGCTTTGCCATTTCAAGTTCTTTATAGTCATATCGAAGCTTTTTAACTTTTAGCGCTTCCTTATAATATAAATTATAATACTTACTATGCAATTCAGGAATTCGTTTTGATTCACCCATAAGGTTCGTTTCGTCAATCTTAGAATCTTTTGACCACAGCTCGCTGATATCATCAGTGCTCATACTATACTCCTCTAGCTTATACTGCTATTCTACACTAGAATCAGTGGAATGTCAACAATTATAATTGAGTGATTGTGAAACCGTTATGGCGGAATGTTACGGTTACTTCAGGGTTTACAATATCGCCAGGTGTAATATCTAAACTGATTGGAGAGATAGTAAGTGGGAAAGCATCTTTAAACCTAAACTCAATATTTGGGTTCTTGTGGCTATTCGTCATGATAATTACAATATCTGACTTCAATCCATCTCTTGATTTCTTTAAGCGATCGAACTGCGCCAAATTTTCAGGAGTTGCAAGACCTTCCATCCAATTTAAAATTTCTATATAATTATCAAGGTTTTCATTGAGGATAAAACTCAAGTCAAGTTCAGCATATTCAAGATGGTCAGGAACTTGATAGATATTTTTCAATGGGTTAGGAGTTGTAACCGCGGACATCGAAATCGAAGGCAAGATAGCCCGTTGTGTTGTAAATACTACATTTGGTATTCTTTCAATAGACACCAAAAAGGATGTTGGATTCAAATAATTTGTCTGCATGTTCATTTTCCTATTTACATTCTGTCCCGAATCAGTTAGTATAGATATTTATAATAAATAGAGTAACCGGTAACAGAAACAAGGATCTGTATGGACAACGACGACATTCCGCATAAATGGGATGATCCGTGCGATGATTGTACTCATTGGTTTTGAGTATACTATATAAAATGGAGTAAATATGTCTGAACAATTTAAAATCTTAACAGCTCGTCAACACGTTCGTGAACGCATTGGTATGTACATGGGATCAAGCGCCCGTGAACCAATTGAACGTTTTATGATGGGCCAATGGGATAGAGTTGAATACGTACCAGCTTTATCAAAAATGATTGATGAAATCTTAGATAACTCAATAGATGAAGCAATTCGCACTAATTTCAAATATGCAAATAAAATTGACGTGTCTATTAAAATGGACAACTCAATCACCGTAACAGATAACGGACGTGGTATACCACATGAATTGGTTTATGATGAAACTACAGGAAGTAAAATATCTCAAGCGACAGCAGCATGGACGCGTGTCAACGCAGGTACATCTTTTGACGATGAGCGAGTAACCATCGGAACGAACGGCGTAGGATCTGCGGCGACTAATTTCTTGTCTGCAAAATTTACAGGCAAAACATGGAGAGATGGTAAATGTCAAATCGTTCAGTGTACTAACGGTGCCGAGTCAATCAAAGAAAAAGTATCAGACAAAGC